TCCTTGTGAAGTTACCCATTGACGCGCCCCATTCTTCAATCTTGACCAGACCTGGACCTAGTAACCAATCCTCAAACGCACCCACCAGCGGTTGCAGAGCGTTGAAGGTATCTTCAAACAATGTACGCAAGCCGATTTTCTTTATATCGTCAAAGGTGGAAATCATGCCCGCCCAAGATTTAGTCATACGCTCCGCCGCGTTTGGAAAGTCCTCCTCAATCATAAATCCAAGTTCTTCCAAAAATAATTTGGAATCAATGGCTTCTGTTGCTACGTCTTGCAATGAATAACCCATCTTGTCTAAAATATCAATAACAGGCACGCCCGCACTCATCAACTGGCGGAGGTCTTGGGTCATCAATGTGCCTGATTGATTGATTTGCCCCATCGCATAAGAGACAAGCCCCATCTTATCAGCAGTCCAGCCCATCCCTGCGCCCATGTCCGCCAGACTTTGCGTCCAGTATTGGGCTTGTTTTGCTGAGAATCCGTAGTTCATCGCCTGTTGTAATGTGTTGGAAATAGTCTCTTGATTGAATGGGGATTTAATTGCGAGTTCTTGCGTCCATTGTAAAAGTTTTTGAGCTTCGGGCGCGGCTAAAGCATACGCATCTTTCATGGATAGAGTTGAATCCGCGTTCTTGATTTCCCGCGCCGTAAGTGTCTCAATCTGTAAAGTGAGCTTTTCATATTCGGCAGTCGCTTCGAGTGCGGATTTCCCCATCATTGTGAAACCAGCAATGGCGGCGGTTCCAATGACACCCGCCGCCGCGCCAATCTTGCCAAGCGTGCCTGCAATGCCTTGCAATACCCCGCTGGCTTGGTCATTCGCTTTGATATTGATTAATACATCAGCCGCCATGCGCTTTTGCCTCTTGATTTACCGACCACCAGAACCACCATTCGGGCGATAGTTTTTCTTCCAACTCTTGCGCCCTCAGTGGGTCGTTACCAGCGGCGGCAAGTATCAATAATTCTATGGGGATGTCGGTTTCATCCCCGCCCCACACCCCGACCTGATAGAGCGTGCGTAAATTGCGCCGCAGGTCTTTTAACTGGTCGGGGTCGGAGTAGGGTTTGCCTCTGCAATCTCTTTTTCAATCTGTGTCGTCATACCTGTCAAAGCCTGTAACATACTTTCAAATTGCTCTTGCGACGCTTCCCAAAGTGCCTCAATCTTTGCCTCTTTGGTTTCGGGTACGGTGACAAAATCAGACAGAAATTCAACCATCGCGTCTATCAATTCAACGCTCTGTTCTTTCTTCAACAGGTTTTGAAATTCAATTGCCTTGCGTTGCCGCCTGAGAAATCCGTGTGTCTTTTTATCAGGCGGCGTGAATACGATTTGAACATCCATGTAAAATCTTTCTGCCAACTAAGTCAGTGAAGCTAACTCGTTAACGACTGTGAACTCTGCAAACTTTGCGGCGGTGGTGTGGTATCCACCAATCGCCTTGACCTTGAATACTGCCGAACCTTCGTCATCATCATTCGGGGCGGAGAACTCGTTATACACGCCCGCCATGTCGAATATCATCGTCTTATAGCTGTAAGTCGTGGCGGAGGTGGTCAGGGCATCGCCTTCACACTTGAAGCGGAACAGGCGGGGAGTATCAGAGCGGAAAAAGACACGCTCGGCAATCGTGGTGGTGTTGTTAAGGAAAGTCATGTCCAGCTCGACCTCTGCGCCGGTAAACTCGGCGTAATCAAAATAGAGGTTGCCCGTTGCGGTAAATTGCGGCTTCCAGCCTGTCTTGATCGTGATGGATGCTTCCAGCAAAGTGTTTGACACCTGCGTTGAGCCAATCGTGGTGGTGTCAATGTAGAACTTTGTCTTTTGGAAAAGCATCTCATCAACGGCAATGGGGGAGAGTGCGCCAGTGAACGAAGTCACCGTGCCCTGTCGCCCCATCCACTTGGCGGACATCATCCAAGCTTCGCCCTTCTTACCTGAGAGGGTGATTTCAGTCACAAAGGCATATTCGATTTCTTCCACCGTCTTGTTGTCGCCGCCTTCGATGGTGTAAGTCTTGATACCTGCGGTATCACCGCTTGGCACGGTGTACACATACACCTTACCAGAACCCTGAGTAGTTGCGGCTACGGTTGCAATGCCCGCGCTCAATAGGTAGGGCAAAAACTCGAATGTCGCTTCTGTCTCTGGCATTTCAAGTTCTGCCAGTTTCTTGGGCGTGTACTGGCGCGTCATCTTTGAGGAATAACCGACGTTTTCCTCGGGCATGACTTTCTCTTGCATATCCTCAGCCATGACGGCGGGACCGCGCCATATCATAGTTGCGGCGACTGCGCTTCCTGATGTGGTTTCTGGACCCATCTGAATCTTGCGTAACGCCTTTATACCTGCTGTGGTCATTGTGCCTCCATTACGGATAAACCGTTTCTAAACATTTAGAATCCTTTGCGCCTTGCGGCAATCCCGATACTGTTCTGGATTTCCGGCGCAAGTCGTGTTACTTCTTGGTCAACAACATCACGCATGAGCGGATGTCGGTATCGATGTACTTTTGCCTGTCCTAAGCCATAAGCGTTGCCAACGACAAAGCCTGTATATTTTGTTCTGTTCAAAATCCTGTATCCGTTGGTTAGCTTTTCGATGGTGTAGCCGCGTGATAAATCGCCTGTGCGCTTATAGCTTGGCAGTTCGGCGGGCGTGTTCTTTGTCCAGTAAAAGCGCATCCGCTTTGCGATGGTTTCCATCGCCCGATATATACTGAGCCTGCCAATCTTCGGAACTTCGGCGGCTAAATCCTCAAGCCCTTTGCGGACGATTTGGGCGTTAGTGGTTACTGATAGTTTCATTATGGATACTCAATAAACTTCACGCCTTGCATGGTGTAGCGATAACCGACATACTGGACGCCCTGATAGGTGTATTCAGGCACGAACTCGCAATGTAGATTACGAAATGTTTCAATGCTATCAGTGAACTGATCGCCATCGGTTGAGACTTCCGCCGCAATTGCATCTTTCAACGGGTCAAGGATGCTCAATAACTTTTTCATGTCCCGCGTGAGATTGTTACGGACGCAAAGCACGTCAATATTTATATCCCAAAGACTGTGGCGACTGCCTTCACTGGCGATGTCCATGTCACCCGCTTGGATGTAGGTGAGTGCGAACACCGATTCGGTCATGGATTCGGGCGGGTACGCGGGCGCGGCGTTGATACCAGCGACGCGGTTAACTACCTTTGCAATCTCAGTAACGGCGGTGTCGAGATTTGTACTCATGCAAACCTTACATACGGCGCAAGCATCTGCTTTATATCGCCGTCAAACTCTGGAATCTGCATCCGCATCTCGCCTAGCGCGGTCATCGCGGACGCGCCCAAAGGCGTAACATAGCGTTTGAATAATCTCGCCGTCCAAAGGATACAGGCGGCACGGATAGGTTTGGGAACAGACGCCCAGCCAAAGAAGGCGAATATCTTGGTACTACGTTTGACAGTGGGAAAAGAATACGAACCGCCCGCCGCCGTTTCAATCATGTTATAGACTTCGTTATTCAGCAGGGCGTTATAGGGCGCAAGGTTGTAATCCGCCGAAGTCCAAGTGATCTCAAACGTCCCGTCACCATCTTCATCGGTATATACTGCAAGGCTGGAAGTTGTGCCAATGTCGTTTACATAAAGAGTCTCGCCATCTTCAGGGGTGTAATATTGATTCTCAGACACCTGATAGAACCGCCGCCCGCAATAATTATCAATCGCACGACTCACGGCTTCAATCGTTACCTCCAAAAGCGGGTCATGTTCTACGGTGGTAATGTTTAGTACATCGTCCGCTTTCACGTCTGATAATGTGGCGTACCCGTTGGTTATGGTCATTGTGTCACCTGTTCGCCCGTGCCTTCAAACGTTGAGACAGCTTCCCATGCGATGAAATCTGCCACGCTGGTGGGGACATCCCCGACCAGATGACCAGCAACACAGGAGCGGTCAACGTAGGCATCAAAGCCCGCCATTTTCGCGTTCTCAAAGAACCGCCGATCTTCGCCGCCGCCTTTGATTTCGTCATCCATTTCAAACCAGACATCGGCGACATACGGGCGCATGGTTTCGAGTACGCTACGATGGATTAGGGTGAGTGACGTACTTGTAAAATCAACTTTGACCAGCGCATCTTCTGGACGTGGGTCCATGACAAACGCCCCGAATTTTATCCAGGCGGGGTGAGAATAAAACCATTGCTTGGTGTCTTGTATCCTCTGTGTCATGTGTTCAATGTGTCCATCATACGCCCGCCAGATATGCGGGATGACCGGCGACTGTCTCATAAATATTAGCGCACTAATCAACGGCTTGTCCCATGACAAGAGCCGGAGTAAAGTTTCAGGGGCAAACACTACGTCATGGTGAGCGGATAACAACCATTCATCATCGGTTTTCAGGAAGTCTTTCACGACCTGATTCCAAATGTGTTTCAGATTACCCGCCCCGCTGGGTACGAGCCGGAGGGATGTATCAGGCGGTAACAATAAATTGAACCAACTCAACACACACGCCCAGCGGGGGTTTCCACTTGTCGGCA